TATCCCGCACCCCATCGTTAATTATCCAAGCCCTTGGCCTGGGCTGTCTTTACAACAATACTCACCCCAATTGCGCCTCAATACCTCAAACCACTGGTCCAAAGAAATTACACAATTAAAATAGGGGTCTACCTCCCATTCGGTATTTATAGCGTACATCGGCAGACAAACTTGTATGGGTTTTCGGTTGTACCGAAAAATCAAAACTGGAATTTTTTTTCCAGCAGATTCAATTGTCTGCTTTAACCATTCCGGTTTGTAGGCCCAGCCCTCTTTGTAATGTTTGCACTCGACCGCGTGAAATGGGATATCAATGTCGGTGAGATCCGCAATCTGATATTGGTCCAGGTTGCGTTTACAGCTGTAAGGAATCCCTTCCGCCTCAAAGAAGTTATTGATCTCTTTTACGATGGCCCTTTCAAACGTAGCGCCTTTTGTGCGACTCAATGCTGACATAGGAACCAAGCATACCATCTAACCGGCGCGTAAGTAGGTGTGGGAATTACGGTACAGAATTTTGGGTATTCTGTGCGGTGAACCCTATTACAATGCTCCGGGCCCATGGCGCCAGCCATATATGGGGTGTCGGGTCAAAAATGCGCAATTTAATTGCCTAAAAAACCAACCTCCAGGGACCCCTATGCTCTAGCCCTTGCTGCACAAGGGTTTCAGGGGCATCAAGGGCGGGAGGGTACAGTGTATAGCCGCACAAGATATTTTCCAGTGACCTGTCTGCACAGTCCAGTCCCTGGCCCATGCATTGTTGTACCTTGGTGTGACAGCAGAAAGTCTTTGTGAATCAATGACTTACAGAAATTTCTTGATTTTTAGGGATTTTCTGGACTTTAGCCGTGCGGCGAGCCTAGAACGCGGTTAACTTCCTTAAAAGTCCTTCGCTGATTTGTCCGAGCTCTCTGCTCCCAAAAGCTTAGACAGTCGCTCCTTGATGTCTTCCTTGGTCATAGTCTCAAGGTTAGCGTTGATGTTAATGTTCTGGGATCTATTAACCGATAGGCCAGCGAGCTGGTTCAGCTCTTTGATTGCTGAGACAGCGGCATTGAAGTGCCCGTTAGCAAACGCAGTCTCTGTTATCTTCCACAGCATAGTGCCGGTCTTCTGCGGAGTGATCGCATACTTCTCTGCCAGTTCATCTTGGCGAATGCGAACCGCTTTGGTAACGCCGGGAAAGTTCTTGCCGTTGAGCATCTTGCTCGCTGAGTTAGCCGGGAATTCAAATCCAGCCTTGCGAGCTGCTTCAGTCTGGCCGCACGCGCCCTCGGTATAATGCCAAACAAAGCCAGCTTGCATTGCAGTTAGTCCGTGCTCGTCATCCTTCTCAAAGGTATCGGGAACTGATGCCAGTGTTGGCTTTTCTTTTTTAGGTCTTCCCGCCATCTTATTTGGCGCTCTTTTTACATTGCTTGAACACTAAGCTCCCCTCTTCTTCGGTTCTTTTGATCATAGCCTGACCTTTCGGCGCAGCTCATTTTATACCATCGCACTAAGTTCTGCTTGCAGCTTTCGTCCTTAACGCATTGAAGCTCGCACATCCATCGAGGGGGGTAGTGTACACCTGCCCAACATAGTATAGGCACTAGGCCTTATAACGGGGGTTTCTGTGCGTTATACTCCTTATATTATATATTCTTATATATAGAAGCTATACACTACCTATAGCAATAACCCCAGTAAACATAAGGCTTTAAGCACAGGTTACAGCCAAGTGTTAGGTAACCTTGAATCCCCCCATCACCATACAAATGTATGCTCTTGGTTTTATAGCCGGGGCTGGCACAAACCATTTCACCCTCAATACAGTGTCTCAATCAGCGCTTATCCACAGTCATCAAACTGTTAGCCAGCAGCCCGAAGCTTATCCACAGCACAATCGGCACGATGGCTATAAGGCCTGCGACTAGGCTTACCGCCATCGCCAGGTAGCCTGTGACCCTCATAACCAAATCAATCATCCCAGTCCTTGTATGCTTTAGGGCTGGCCTGCAACTCTTGTTCTGGAGTGTCGTAATCCAAGTCGTATAGTTTCTTGCCATTTGATCTTCTTGGTTCAATGCCATTGTGTGCAAGCACACGGCTCGCATCTTTAAAATCAGGCATTCTTGGATTAGCGATCCCTAAGTCACGCAGTAGTTTAGTCATCTGCACGGGCTGGGTGGTCTTACTATCAAACCTAACGTGCTCCAGTATTAGATCCTCGACGCTTGACTGTGTGCGGTAGATCTCATTTGATTCGTTCAACATCTCACGTTCATCTGGTGTAAGGAACCAGTTTTTCTGCCCCGGCACATACAGCGTTTCTTTCACCTCAGCCCACAGCTGCTGCATATCGATGCCGTGGTTAAAGTTGATCCGCTTCACGGGTATCACCCAGAATCTTCGATTGCCTGACGTATCGGTTAAGAATTCCCTGGCGTTAACGCTGGCGTAGAATGCGGTACGTCTTTGATAGGTGGTGCTTGCCCGGTCGTAAGGTAGGCGCAGTTCATCACTTTTACTGGTAATGAAGGCCTTCAATTGATCTATGTCGGCCTTCTTGAAGGTAGACTCAATCTCACCCAGCTCTACGATCCAGTGGCTAACGGCACGCTTTACGCTGTCCTTATCGGTTGGGTTGAGCATAGCGCCCTCTAGCAACCAGCCCTCTTCGTAGTTGGCAAGCCGCTTAAACCACAGCGTCTTACCTAATCCTTGAGCGCCTTGGAAGACCAAGATGCCTTCAAGCTCCACACCATTCTCTTCACAAGCTGCCGCACAACAGCTTATCAGCCACTTCTTCATTAGCATCTCTTTAAGCTTTTCGTTTTCTGGACTGCCTATCGTGTCCAAGAAGTCTTGCAGCCGACTCTTGCCGTCCCACTTCCTCGACTCCATCCACTGCTTAACAGGATTCCATTCGGTCGCTAACACCTTCAGGTAATCTCTCACCCGCGTATGCGGGATGCCCATATTAATGGCGCGGTCCTCGATCTCGATCAGCGCTGCCTCTTCCTTCATGTCAGCAATAAACTTGGTGTTGGGTACGTCGATCTCCATGCGCTTTTTGATGACGTTGTACACCACCTGGATGCCATTGACGGTGAGCACGCCCTGCACATTGTCTTTGGTGTTGAGGTATCTGCCGGTGCTGCCGCGCGCAAAATCAAAGTCCACGGGCACATCTATGTTTCTGAGGGTTGGGCTGATGACCTCGCCCTCTAATGCTTTGACCTGGTTTTTATGATCGTTGTAATCACCCTTAGACTCAGGCATGAATACATCCGCCTGACCATTTAACTTACGGATTGCTTGGCACGCTTTGACAGCTTCCTTCTCGCCTGTATTTGAGTCTGGATCATTGTCTGCAATAAAGACGAACTTACGGTCGTTTAAAAATTCAAAGACAACCCCGGCAACTGGTGTAAGGTTGTATGCATCAAATGCCACTATCACTGGCTGACTGAAGTCTTGATAATAACTTGCGGCTGTTGCGTAGCCCTCGGCAAAGTTGATGACCTTGCTGCTCTTCAAGATCTCTTTGCCCAGTATGAAAAAGCTTCCCGTTTTTTTTGAGCCAGTAAGAAACTTCTTGGAGCCGTCGGGGCTGATGTATTGAATGCCCACAATGGTCATCTGCGCGTCATACATAGGCAACATCAGTATGCCTTGGTCATTAACCCTGAGCCCGCCG